TGTTATAGTCATAAACTCCCAAATATGAAAGATATCAAAAATAAAACTTGCCGGAATGAATGGTGTAATACATATGCTTTTGTCGAGAAATACGATGGTTACTGCGTTAATTGTTTCATACACATGTTTCCCGACAAACCCATCTCTCGGAACTACAAAACCAAGGAACGCTGTGTGGTTGAATACATTACATCGAAATTTCCAGATTTAAGCTGGGTTGCTGATAAAACGATAACGGATGGATGCTCGCTTCGTCGTCCGGACATCATGCTTGACCTTGGATACCAAATCATTATTGTGGAAGTGGATGAAAACCAACATACCAACTATGACTGCTCTTGCGAACATAAACGAATAATGGAATTGTCACAAGATCTAAACCATCGGCCTGTAATATTCATTAGATTTAACCCTGACGAGCATACCGACGAAAACGGTGAGAGCGTTACTTCGTGCTGGGGTGTGAATGGGAAAGGTATTTGTGTAGTGAAGAAATCAAAGGAGAAAGAATGGGAGTCGCGCTTGGAGAGGTTGCGCGAACAAGTTGAATATTGGACGAACCCCGAAAACGCTACGGAGAAGACGGTTGAAATCGTGGAGTTGTTTTATGACTGTGACTGAAATCTATCAAATTACGAATGGAATAATAAAACAGCGTTATATTTTTTATAGTTTGAATACAAAAAATGTGACGATATATCGTAAGATAAAAATTTTGAAATGCTCAGTTGCTATACGCTAACCCACCCATTCCGGACATAACCCTCAAAACGTTGTAATTCACGGCATACACGCGAACCTTGGCAGTGTTAGTTCCCTCAACGGTGGCGTTGGAGAGAACAAGCTGAAGGGTAGCGTTATCAATACGAGAAAAGTTGCACGAGCCGGAAGGCTGGTGTTCCTCGGGTCTCAGTGCGAAGGAATACAGGTTGATACCGGTATCAGGGGCACGAGTGTGGTGCTGCCAAGGCTGAACGAGGTCGAAGTAAGTTCCTTCGCGCTCAGAGAAGCGATCTTGGCCGTTAAGCTGGAGCTTGGCAGTGACGACTGGGTTCTCACCCCAGCAGTGCATGTCGAGAGAAGTCTCGGTGAGGACAAAAGTGCCGGCATCAGAGACACCTGAGGTGGCAGAACCGACAGCCGACCCGAAGTTGGGCAAGTTGTAAGTTCCGGCGGTGCTTGCGTCGGCTCCGTGCCACCAAGAAGTTCCAGTGGTGTAAACATCGGCGGCACCGGCGTCAGTGAAGAGACCGGAGGCGCTGATATAAGAGCCGGTGGTGTGGGCGACAGCGTCGTGAGAGCCGAATGCCATGATGGCGTTGGGCAGGGCATCGACGGCGTCGGTGTAGTTGAAGGGCTGAGCACCGAGGAGGCGGTTAAGAACGGAGCCAGAGTCGAGCGAAGAGCAGTAGTCGACGTTCTTGTCGGGCTGGACAACCCAGATGAGCTCCTTAACGGGGTGGTTGAAGTTGAGCTTGATCTTGTTGGAAGAGGAACCGACGGACTCATCACCAGTGAACTGGAGCTGCTCGATGAGGTACTCGTGGGGGTTCTGGGCCATACGTCTGCGCTCATCGGTGTCGAGGAACACGTAGTCGACGTAGAGAGAGGCGGCGACGAGGGACTGGTTGTAGGCGGAGGTGACCTTGACGGCGGCACCGGCACCAGCGGCGTTGTTCAAGCTGGACATAGCCCACAAGCACTCCTCGATGGGGCGGATATCAAGGTTGATCTTGACCTCGTGGTACTGAAGAGCGATGAGGGGAAGGGCCAGACCGGGGTTGCGGCAGAACCAGAACTGAAGGGGGACGTACAAGGTGGTCTCGGGGAGAGCGTTACGGGGAGCGCAAACCTGACGAGGGGCGTTGGCGTCGCAAGGACCATCGATATCATTGAAAGAGGGGTCGGTGATGAAAGTGAGCTGGGTGGTGTTGCCGATCATCTTGAAGTAGCCGCGCTGCTGCTCAGTGGACATGGTAAGCTGGTTCCAGATGTGCATCCAGTCACCGTATTGGCGGTCGATGCGCTGGCCACCGATCTCAACCTCAACCTGAGAGATGAGCTGCTCACCGGGGAAGTCAAGCCAACGGGCATAGACGCCGCCGCCACCAGAAGTGTTCTTAAGAGACTGGCTGATCTCAGGGAGAGTCACCTGAAGGTAAGTGCGGTAAGCCAAATCACCGTTACGGGAGATGGTGCAGGTCACACGGCGACCGAAGTCAGCCTGGCCATTGAAAGTCTGCTCGATAGACTCCATGGCGAAGTTAGTGTGACGCTTGTAGGAAACCTTCCAGAAAGTGATCTGGGGGTTACCAGTCAGGTAAACGTCTTGAGCGCCATAGGCGACAAGTTGCATAAGTCCTCCACCCATTATAAAATGCTTGTTATACTATTGAAAAAGAAAAAAAAATGGCGAAATTGACATATTAATCCGCAAAACAATTATACGACATAAATACAAATTAAACAAAAACTGCTAAACTTCTTATATACGGCTGTGGCAGAGTGACGGCGAATATGTCATTATTTAAGTATAAACCGCCGAAAAAGATTATTCTTGACGAGCGAAGTATTACGACGCTTGATAGTAAGCATAAAGAATTACAGACGGAATTTCAATATGTCCAAGACACCGTGATTCCAGAACTTGAGAATGAAAAGAACTCCCTAAAAGAACGATTGTCACTTCTTAAGAATGGACACACCGCAGGTGGCGGGGGTAACGAGATTGTCTGCGAAAATGCTAAATATAAATCGCCGCTAGAGGAGTGCCTAGAGATCCGCGACCGTATTAAAGAAATCAACGCCACGATTAAAAAGCATCAGCAAGACTATAAGAACTATTATCTACATAACAGCGAGTTCATTTTCGAGTATTTCGAGACGAAGAAGACGATCACAAATGGCGGGTCAATGAAAACAAAATCGCTAAATGCGTTCTTCAATCTTCCAGAAGCCAAAAAAACAGAAGAATTATTCAAAAACCAGCATAATAATGTCGAAAAATATCTGGCGAGTATCGACCAGACCTATATGGATGTTTCTAAATATGTGTATTCGACGGATATATGCCAGTTCTGTCGGCAAGGCGAGCTGATTCCCATCGAAAGTGAAGGAATCATGGTATGTAATAAATGTGCTAAACAAGTCGTATTTCTTATTGATAATGAGAAGCCGTCGTATAAGGAACCGCCTAAAGAGGCGTGTTTTTACGCGTATAAACGCATCAACCATTTCCGCGAAATCCTCGCACAATTTCAGGCGAAGGAGACGACGTCGATACCTGACCACGTCCTTGAAAGCATCAAGCAGCAAATTAAGAAGGAGCGGATTGAAATTTCTCAATTCACTGATAAGAAAGCGAAAGAAATCATGAAGAAACTGGGATTTAATAAATACTATGAACACATTCCATTTATTAAAGATAAATTGGGGATTAAACCGCCAGTGATGACACCGGATTTGGAAGAGCGATTGTGTAATCTGTTTATGGAGATTCAGGGGCCATATGCGAAATTCTGCCCTGACGACCGTGTGAATTTCCTGAATTATTATTATACGGTTTATAAGTTGTGCGAACTGCTTGGACGAACCGAATTTCTGCCGTTTTTCCCGATGCTGAAAGACCGCGAGAAGCGGATAGAGCAAGACCAGATATGGAAACAGATATGTCTTGAATTTGATTGGGTGTTTATACCGACGCCGTAGCATCAATCTTCACCCATGACGATGACGCCGGACATAAATCGCGTGTATCGTGTGAGACACCCGGACCGAACCAAACACTTGGATAGCAAACAACCTTCCCCGGATTAGCGTTAAAATACGAACCCCACCAACTGAATGTGCTATTCGCGATGATATTGTGGTCGCATACACTCATCAACAGCATCTGCTGCCAATCTGCGATAGTATCACGCACGAAATGAAACTCGATGTCGCGTCCATACGCAGATCCGGTCGTATCCGTAGCACAACGGTGTTTCAACGCCGCGATGTGCTTGAAAACGATTTCCTTGTCGCATGGTTCATAGAACACAAGAAACGAATAACACGCAGGTGTCGTCGTCGTCGTCGTCGTCGTTATAATATGTGACAACGCACGATAATAATAGTCTACCGACATAACTGGGTGAATATGTAGATTAAATACCGAGTCGCCGATACGAAAGTGTGTGCTTACTAATATCCGCGACTTTTGCGGTGATTCGAGGTAATCATTACTCCATGATTCATTTCCGTAGATGGCCTTTATCCGCGATTGTTGTTGTGAAAGATGTAACATTTCGCATATCTCGGCGTATTTATCCACGAAATATTTCTCACTTTGAAAGTAGCCATGAAGACGAAGCGGTTTCGTATATTTACTCGTTTCCGTTGGAAGTGCGGTATAATGAAACCCGATTTCGTCCCAACGTGCCACCGACTGAAACATTTTATCAGTGTCAGCGTTACTAGGTGTAAGATACTTGCGTAATGAACCGAAAAGGGTGCTCCAGTGCGTGTATCGTGAATGTCCCGGATGCCCCGGCAATTGCTGATGTTCCATAAAAAAAAACGTGTCGTGATTGCGAAGTGCTGCGGCGATAGTTGTAAATATTTGAAAAAGTTGATTACCTAACCCGCCCATAATTGTGATTGTAAGCATGATACAATATGTATAAGATATACAGTATATAAAGCCAATATTTTTAAGTTTATTTATAGAATTCTAGAATTACGATGCTTCGGCGATTTTCCGATATTAAACATGCGATATACATCAATTTGGATTCACGCAATGACCGTCGATTATTATTCGAATCTCAAATCCAAGAACTTCATACGCTATACCCCGCCGATTTTTCATTTTTTCCTGTTTCGCGATTTTCCGCAATTCAGCATAAACATGGTGCGGTCGGTTGTGCGCAAAGTCATATCGAATGTTTGCGTATTGCGAAAAATAATGGCTGGGACCACGTTCTTATCTTCGAAGATGACGCGCATTTCATTCACCCCGAGGTGTTGGTTCATCAGGTTTCGTCGTTTCTCTCGCGGTTTAAAGACGACTGGGATGTCGTATTATTTTCCGGGAACAATTACCCGCCATTTAAAATAGAAGCCCCGGATTGTTTTCGGGTTGTGAATTGTCAAACTACCGGATGTTACCTTGTATGTAGCCGCTATTATGATACCTTACTTGAAAACTTTGAAAATGGTCTCGCTGGACTTGAAGCCAACCCGGAAAATAAGCCGGAATTTGCTTGCGATATGTATTGGAAACGCCTTCAACGAACCGACCGCTGGTATCTTATCACCCCGATTTGTGTAACACAACGTCCGGGATATAGTGATATTGAAAAACAAGTGGTAGATTATGAAAAGATGATGACTGACCTTGTGAAACAGAAACCCGCCACGGGAAGACGCTGACCCACCCCCCTGTCTACTGTCTAGCATGGCTGCGTGTGTGTGTGTGTGTGTGTGTGGCTAGGTGTCTGTTAAATACCGGTCCACTACCCACCACCCAAAGTCGCGGTCACTCGGGTAATGATGCCCCGCCATAATACGGATATTCGCACATTTCGTCGCAATTTCCATGACCGCTTGGGTCTTCGCAGGAAATCGTCGTGCGAGTATTTTCGCTAAATAATACGTCTGTACTGCGTGGCCGGATGGATAGGAGGGCGTCGCCGCCGAACCAGATTGAAGCAGTGTGCCGTTTTTCTCGTTAATGATGTCGGGTGCGATTTGCGCAGGACGAGCACGATTATATGCCCATTTCAACATTTTAGTGACAAACATGACACGCGAACTCGTCATAATCTTGTCCATCTCCTCCGCCGTCATTTCATCGGGTTTAATTATATTTGTAAATGCTGCGGCGGGATTCATATCGGTGATTCTAAAAAATGCGACATCACTCGGCATTCGCTTCATGATATATTCGCTGACGACGAGTTCGACCTCGATACGACTGTCTGGAAATGCGTTACCGATACCTGGTATGGAGAGATTAAATGATGGATACCACCAATAATATCGTGTAGGCTGTGCGAGTAGAACGATGATATACGCAATCATAAATGCGACGAATATTCGAAATCGGTCAGGGTCGCGCTCAACGATATGATAGTGATACGAATCAAACCGTTCGCGTAGTTCAGTTACGGCGCCACTTTCTTTTTTAGGCGTCGGTAGTCCAATCCATGACCGAAATTCATGTAATTGAGGCAATACAACCATTACTGTAATATATACTACTTGAAGCATATATTATAGCGGAATTCTAGTCGACAATGACGACGTTGTATTACACGCGGAGGGGGGTGGGGAAGCCGACAAGGTTGGCACCGATACCGAAGCCAGCACCGGTTCTTGCTGAAACGGCAAGACTGGGAACATAGGTATCCAAAATGCTAAAGGTGGCCGCGGCGGTAAGGGCGATAAGAGCAACCTCATCGAAGGAAAGGCTGCGCTTAGGAATAGCGTAGGCTGCGATTGCAACCATAACACCTTCAACCAAGTACTTAATGGTTCTCTTGACGAGTTCGCCTAAATCAAAAACACCAGACATTTGAATGACTTATTATAAATAATAATAAGAAATTAATATTTACAAGTGCGATTTTATTATAGTGATTTAACGCAAGATTCAATAAATCACTTAAACAACTTTATTATACTATATTATAGTTATGTCGAAACAAACATCATCCGCCGCCCGCATCCCAGCCCCACCCGGTGTCGAATTGAAACACACCAAAACAGGTGATGTAAATCCTAAATATATCGACCTGCTAGAGGAAGATAAGCCTATTGCTGGACAAAAATTCGCATGTCTGTCTTTTGTTTCTCCGGAATCGATTTTGAAGCAGAAGGACCATTTCTTCTTCGAGAAATTTCTTCATTACTGGGACTACCAGAAGTCGATGGAGAAGTTCGTTCAGTTCCTTAATTTCGTTTCATTTAAATACCATGTCAGTTTCGATAAACTGACCACCGATTTTCAAGAGTTTGCTAAAGAAGAGAAGGAAACGCTTCAAAAGACGAACATCTATGACGAGTATAAGACGTTCCTAGACAAGCACGAGGACGACTTGGAGACCGAATTCAACGAGAAGCATGAATTCCAGACATCCGTGCGTGGATTGAAGGTGCGCGGCGTATTCGGCTCACAGAAGGAGGCGGAATTGCGTTGTCAGATGTTGCGTGAGGTGGACCCCAATCACGATGTCTTCGTCGGTCCGGTTGGATTGTGGGTGCCGTTTCACCCTGACGCGTATAAGACTGGTCGCGTTGAATATATGGAGGAGACCCTGAACCAGTTGATGGCGGAGAAGAAGAAGAACGAGGAGCAGGCCAAGACGGAGTTCGAGAAGCGTGTCAAAGATACGAAGGCGAAGGCGATTCAGGAGAATATGAAATTGGCGAAAGAGAGTGGCAATAAGCTCACGCAGATGTTGGCGAAGGACGGCGAGACGTTGGTGGATGCGAAGCCGCGTGATCTGGAGAACTCGAGAAGCGGTGCCGACGCCGACGCCGACGCCGGCGAGGAGGGAGTTGGCGGCGGTATTTGGAACGACGCCGATGAGACCGCGTCTATCTCAATGACCGTCGATGAGATGCGTAAGGAGTTGTTCGAGGGCGATGATGTCGTCATGGATAAGAATAGCGACCACGGATTGTCGCGGTTGTCGAGTGCGGGCGATGCGAAGGATATGGATAATGTTGATTAGTATTTGAATATTCTAAATGAAAACAACTGTCATTATTACTACTGGGGAGATACAGTAGTAATAATCTTGAAAAAATATATACGCGTGCGTGTTATTTACCATTTTTTGGTAAATTACCATTTTTTGGTAAATGTGACGTTGGCGTTCCAACCGCTAGACTGGCTGTATCCGCCACCGAAACTAAGAGATGAATTCTTTGCGTCGGCAGTTACAGCATAAAAATCGGTAGAAGACGTCGCCGTCTTCGGTTTCGTAAATTGGAGCGTTTTCATGGAAGAGCGAAGAATGATGTGTTATAATAAAATATAATATTATAATCCACAGATAAAATGAATGTTTATTATTACTAGTCGTGCGAATTCGTTACTTAGACGGACTGTGCGACACAGTAATAATAATCATTGAAGACTGTTTTGTCTTTGACACTGCGGCTCATTTTGGCGGTGGAGAACCCTTCAGCGACGGCTGCTTTCGCAATCGTATCCCATGTCTTCAATACTTGATTTGAATTGACAAGGCGTTTCTCGACTTTCTTACCGGTGGTTGAAATTTGAACACTAATCACCGGATTGGCCTGTCCTTGAATAACGGCTTGTGTCATCGTGTAATAATTTTCACTTAGCGATACGCCGTAATAGCCGTCATTGGAAGTTTGATTTTCAGCCCAAATCGTGGCTTTCAGTGCGTTTTTGCACGCATTCAAATACGTCTTCAGGTTCTTCATGTCGGTTTCGCTTGGTGTCTGTCCCACGGAGATTTTCCATTGCTGATACTCTTTCAGAAGAGTAGAATTCAGGATTTTACCACGGTCAGAGAACTTACAGCACTGGAATATAAATGTCTCAACACTGAATTGTGCTGGGTTTTCGGCCTCATTTGCGATAACCTTCTTGTATTCCACTGTCTTCAATTTGATACCCTGATAGCCGTGAATACGGTCGATACGCTTGGGTTTGAATTTGACGTCCATATAATGCTTCAGTGCGTGGAAGGTCTCTTTTGTTGGTTTCGTATGCGACCATAGACGGAATCGACCTTCAAGATTCACCGACTCTTCTTCGACGTCAGGGCGCACAATACAGCATGTTGCGACGAATTGGTCAAACTTTTGCGTCATTTCATTATCGGGGAGAAGAATGTGTTGGGTGAAGGGAGATTCATTTTCGCTTGCGACGATTTGAAGTGCTTGCGACTGTTGTGCGGTCTTCTCTTTGAGTTCATTATTAGCGAGGGTGAGTTCATGAATCGCCTTCTTTTTTGATTCGAGGTCACTGACAAGCTTCGCGTTCTCGGCTTCCAATTCTTGATTGCGTTGAATAAGCCTGTTAAAATTTTCCACATTGTACATTGTAGCGTGAATGATGTCTTCGACGTGCTTTGTAAGGCGGGCAATCGTGAAATTGGTGTTATCATATGCGATGATTTCGGTTTTGTTTTTACCTGCGACTTCAATCGTGCGAAGTTGACGCTTGATTTTTGGGTGCGATTTAATGTGGTTCTCAATTTCAGATCTATTGGTCACACGAAATGCGGCGGCGAGAATGAAGTTCGTGTATTTCTTGTGATGGTCTGCGACGCGAGTAGCGAGGTCGTTGGTCTGTCCGAATTTGATGAGTTTTTCGTTGTCGGCATTGGTGTTGTCGATGGTGCCGAAATAAATGGTTTGAGTATTCACTGGAAATTGGCTGATAAGGGTTTTCTCGACCGCACGTTTCTTTTCTTGGGTGAGGGTGATGGTGGCTTGGTTGAGTGTGGAGATGACTTCGTTCTTTTGTTCGAGTTGGGCGCGGAGTTCGCTAGTTTCGGTATCAAGGATTTGGTGGAGTGTTTCTTCCAAACGCAAATAATAGTCATGGATTTCACCAGCTTTCTTGGTTTGTGCTTTAAGGCAGAGAAGTTTGAAGCACCGGATGGTGAGTTTGATGGTTTGCTTGTTGTGGCCGCCATGTTTTTTGGGTTTTTCGGAACCGGATTTGTTTGGTGAGTTAGATGGTTGGTCGTCGTCGCTATCATCTGACGATACATTCTTATAATCAACATCAATTTTGAAATTAGTTTCAATCATCGTTTTTGCGGTTACCTTTTGCGTGAATCCTAACCATTTCCAAACGTGGTCCAAATCGACGACAAAATCGGTATTCTTATCATAATTGAGGTAACAATAAAAACTAGCAACAAACAATTGTTGGTCGAATGTGCTGAAATTTTCTTGAAGTTTTTCAAGGAGAAGATTGTTGTATTGTTTCGACAACCTTGTAATCGGGTTTTTTTCGATGAGTTCAACAATGTTGAGGGTTGCGGAAGATGCGGCGCAGGCAGAAGAAGCGGAGGACATCGTTATGAGCGTATGTTATACTATGTATATACGGATGTCTTTAAGTTGTTTTCAATTACACAAGCAAGTTTTATACAAGCAAGTTTGTAATATTAATTATAAACATAATTTAACTGAACCGAACACGCGTAAATGTGAATAGGATAAATAGGCGGTTGTTTTAGCTTTTATAAATGAAAAGCAAAATTGTGAAAGCGACAGTTGAAATGACCATTGCTTTTATAAATGAAAAGCAATAATTATTATTTAAATGCTAATTTTGAAATCTTGATTTAGGCTAGACTAAAGTAAGATTCGTCTCTGCGTTCCATAACTATCGATTTCCCCCATCATAATATTGCTATCGCCATCTTGCTACCCCGAATTGCGAAGCGCTTTTCCCTCACCACTTACTCTTCTTCACGTTAATCTTCGGCGCCTTACTGTTTTTCGCAGCATTCGGGTCATACGACTGCTCGCTTTCATCATCAGAACCGAGATTCTTCGATATTTCCCAGAACTCCTTACTGCCCAGCTTGAATGGCCCGTGCTGTTGTGCCTTATACCAGAAGATTTGGTCTTGTAATTTGTTCGATTTCGCGTTGTTGTTGATGACGAGACACTCATAATTCTCGGTGCACTGGTCCATGACCTGACAAAAGCTCTCAAATGTGGGGAACATGCCCGCATAATTGTCGTAGATTCGCTTACGATTCGCAATATATGGCTCACGGAGGATAAAAACGTAGTCGATATTCGTGCGGAGATTTGGAGGGATACCAAGGGGATATTGCATTGTGATGACTAACATGATTTTCCAATGACGCCCGTTCATGAAGAGGAGGCGCATCATCACGTCCTTCGTCCATTTGTTATCATACAGGCAATCATCCAATACAACGAACGTCCTTGGGTCAATGGACGATTTCTTATACGTATCCATTTCTTTTTTCACCTGCTTTAAGACTGCTTTTTGTCGCTTGAGAATATTTTCAATAATGGCGGTATTATACGCATCATGGATGAATAGTTTGGGCACATGGGCTGCGAAGAATCCGTTGCCTGCTTCTGTTCCGGAGATGACCGTGCCGATTGGGATATCTTGGTGATGAAACATCAAGTCCTGAACGAGGAAACTTTTACCGGTATCACGACGTCCAATGAGCACGATAACGGGGCCCTTGTTTTCATCAGGGCGAAAACTGATGGCCTTCATGTCGAATTTCGCGAGTTCTAAATTCATGACGCCTCTACGTAGTAATACAAAAACTGTATATTTTTTTATGATATTTTACACGAGACAAATAGTCGCCGTCGCCGCCGCCCGTTTAAAACCGATATAAAACTTCTATCGAACAATCATATTATTAGTGTCTGTATTTTAGGAAAATGGCGGCGAGTTTCCAACTTCATTACCGAAAACATAAATATACTCCGGATAAAATCGATTCAGCGTTATTGTATGATATTCAAAATTATATACCGATTTATTCGAGGTTTTTCGACATCAACGAGGCAAATTACAACGGGATTCAGTTGAACCAGCGGTATTATTTACAGAATATCATCGACCATTCGCTTATACATACACACACAACGGCGGTTGAGACGAATGCCAACGACCGATGTGCGAATCATACTTCGCTAAATCATTTAGAAACAGTGATTTGCGACGATGCTGGAAATACCACGAATGTCCCGATGTTTGTGAAATATTCGCCACTTTTAGACCCGATTCGATATTTATCGGGCAAATATGAGTCGATACAAAAATCATGCTCTCTTCCTAAATATAATTCGACAACCGATGATTGTGACGATAAGATATTGAACACGAATAATTCCTCTTATGTGGACGGGTTTTTCTCATACTTGACGAGTTGCACGCTTCATACATATGGCGTTGTTCACGCATTAGACTATTATGGCAGTTATCTGTGTAAGCAACGCGAATTTTCGAGTAACGTCTTTGATGATATTGATTATTTGGCGGATTGTGCCTTTTTCAATACAAAAGAGAACGAACTTTTCACGATTGATTATTCGCAGTTTGGCGATGATGATTCGATAAGTGGCAGTGGCGGCGGCGGCAGTGGCGGCAAATTATTGAATCTTCGAAATAAATTACACCCGTTATTGAATGGCGGCGGAAAGTCCGGCGATGATTATTTATTGAAGGACAATTACTTCAATAAAAAAGACCGTATTTCTATTCTTGACCATGTGGCTGAATGCGAATCTAGTGATGTGAGTGTTGGCACCGCAGTCAATATAGTCGAATCGTCAAATGCCGCTGAACCTACTAATACTACTACGGTGGATGTCCTTGAAGTAAATATAGATGATTTCGATATTAAAAGCGAATGTGCTGCTGAAATAAAAACATTAGAACCAAAGACGACTACGAGAGATTATAATGACGATGATACATCACAATCTAATTCTTCTTATACGACGATGTCAGACGCGGAAGAACACGACGACGACGTGGACGACGTGGATGACGACAACGACAACGACGCGGCGCATGACGACGACGCGGCAGAAGAAGCAGCAGACAAAAGCGAAAACGACGAACATTCAACCGACTATTCCGGGACCGACTACAGCGACGACGAACAAATCATCGTAAAAATCAAAGATTTCCCAATACAGGCGATTTTACTTGAAAAATGTGTAAGCACGCTTGACCATATTATGATGACAGATGAATTGACAAATGAAGAATGGACATCGCTCCTATTCCAAATCATTATGACGCTGATTATTTACCAAAAAATGTTCGCATTCACGCATAACGACCTTCACACCAATAATATCATGTTTATTGAAACCACCGAAGAGTTCATTTATTATTTATATGAAGGCCAGTATTATAAAGTGCCGACATATGGACGTATCTTCAAAATCATCGATTTCGGGCGTGCGATATATAAATTCCGCGGCCAACTTATTTGTAGCGACAGTTATCACCCAAAAGGTGATGCGGCAACCCAATACAACTTCCCCCCATACTACAATCCAGATAAGCCCACCGTTGAACCGAATTACAGTTTTGATTTGTGCCGTTTCGCATGTGCTCTTTTCGACTATTTTATCTACGACTTGAATAAAGTGGAAAAACTGTGTAAATCCGACCCTATCATAAAATTGGTCGTAAAATGGACGATGGATGATAAGGGGCGTAATGTCCTGTATAAATCGAGCGGCGAGGAGAGATATCCTGATTTTAAACTCTATAAGATGATTTCGCGGTCTGTTCATAATCATATCCCCGCGAATGAAATCCACAACGCGATTTTTGACGACTTCAAAATCACATTTAAAAAATATAAGAAACATGCGGCTCTCTCGGCGAAGTTTTTGAAAGACGGAAAGAATACCCAGATTCTTGTTAATGTAGACGCACTGCCGTGTTATACTGAGTTATAATGTAATATATGACAATGGATGTAATGGATTCATTCATTTATTGGTTTCCTAAATACGTCTCTCGATGCGCCGAAAGTCCCTTCTTCGCAATGAATTCAATATTCCGCATGGTCCATCCCATACTGCCTCCAGAATGACCAACCTCCATTTGATTTTGAACGAGAGAAACGATTTCGTCGTCGCCGTAACTAAACATAAATCCTCGATTCGATGGCGGGCTATATTCAGAGAGATATTTCCACGCATTTATTTCCCTTTTTTTCAGCGTGGGTGTTTCGTTGGCACGGATAACCGCGAGAATTCCGTCTTTCAGGTTATCCGAACACCATGAATCATTCATATACGAAAAGTCCCATGCGTTGGCTTCGGCGACTGTGAGCGGCCAGTATGGAGCGACAGCGACAGCGGGGGCGGCGGCGGCGGCGGTAGAAGATGACATTACAAGAATGAATGCGATGAATGCGGTGATATAATAAACATAAGGTTCAATTTTATGTTTATCTAACGTTTTTAGTATTCTCGGTCGGCACGTTACACCCGAGAAGCAACCTTATCCAAAATAACCCCAGCAACCACGCCGAGAGATAAACTGCCCGATACGAACCCGATAATTGCGGTGATAATTGTGATGACCCATCGTCTATCTAGCGACTGTGGTTTGAATATACTGTCCCAATCACCGGTTTTATACACGACAAGCAACATAACACCTACAACCGCCGCAATCGGGATTTCGTCGATGGCACGACCGAAGAATAGACAAATTATAATAAACAGCACACTTGTAATAATAGATGAAAACTGGGTTTTCGACCCATTGAATAAGTTCAACTTACTTTGACCGACCAAAACACATCCACCAAATCCGCCGGTCAGCCCGGTTGCGATATTCGCAATACCTTGAACAAGGCTCTCGCGATAAGAATCGCCCTTCACCCCGCCCAGCGCGGCTTCCGCGTCTCGAACCATAATCAGCGACTCTAACAATCCTGTAAATGCCATTGCGGCGGAAAAAGGCAGTATTTTTAGAAGATGTTCGAAATCATACTTTAATTTACTCGGGGATAACCCGTCCAGCGATATGAGCGAAGGAAGTTCCGCCTTTATCTCCCCTATGTCTTTTACGCGGTCAATATCGTAATATTTCGTAAAAATATAGATAAACGCGGTAATTGCGAACATTGAAACTAGCCCTCCGGGGATATGAATCTTCTGGTCTTTGCTATGTGTTATCGTAATAACACCAAAAAACGCAAGTAATGTAGAAATAATGGTGAATAGTGTCGTATTCGCGAATTTCAACCCAGTAAACCATTTATGGTCTTTATCTTTGAAATTATCCAGTTGATGAACTGCGATGAGACCCGCCAACGCAACTAAAAACCCCGACATGATATGTTTCGGCACATACATCACGTATTTGTATAAGCCCGTCACAGCCGCAAGCATTTGGATGAAGCCGCCGATTATAACCGTAGGGATGATGTATTCCTTTCCAACGAGCGTGCCGACACCTGCGATAGATGTTGCTACTGCGGCGGTTGAGCCGGATATCATCGTGGGCATTCCTCCAAATATTGATGTGATGAGAGACATCACCATTGTATTCTGTATTCCAACATTCGGCGCCAACCCCATAATAAAGGCGAATGCGATGGATTCGGGGATGAGTAGCAACGCGATCGTGAGTCCAGATAGAAACTCATTGATAATTTGATTCGGCGATGATACTAGATTCATTCTCTATAATATAAATAGATAAATAGATAAACATATAATAAACATATAATAATCATATAATAATCATATAATAAACATATAATAAACATATTAGTTAGTTATATATATAGAAAATGACTACTCCAACCATTACGATTGACGGGACTACGTATGATATCAGCGAATTTAAGCACCCCGGCGGAAACATTATAAACTATGCGACGAATACTGCCGACGCTACTGAAATCTTTAACGAATTTCATCATCGTTCTGCTCTGGCGAAAAAACTACTTCGGTCATTGCCAGTATATCAGCGCGACAGCGACGACGACGACGGCGGCAGCGGCAGCGGCGCACTAACAGAATACCAACAAGCGATGACGAGAGATTTCCGCGAGATGCGCACCAATCTCGTCAATCAGGGGTGCTTTGAGCCAGATTATATCCACGTTTATTTTCGGTTACTTGAACTCGCATTTTATTTTAGTCTAGGGACGTGGCTTGCGTCCTATAATGTATACGCATCCGTTCTCTCGTTCATCGCATTTAAGACCCGCTGTGGCTGGGTTCAACATGAATGCGGGCATTTGAGTTTTACTGGCATTCGTAAGATTGACCGCGTGCTTCAAACATTGACGATGGGGTTTGGCGGCGGAGTGAGTTCTTCGGTATGGAATTCGATGCATCAAAAACATCACGCAACGCCACAGAAAGTGAAGCATGATATTGATTTGGATACGACGCCCTTGGTTGCATTCTTCAAGACAGCATTTGAGGAAAACACGAATGGTAAAGCCTCGTCGCGGTTTATGAGCCGTTGGTGGATGCGGTTACAAGCATGGACATTTCTGCCTCTTGTGAATGGAGTGTTCGTCCATTTGTTCTGGTCATATTATCTTCATCCAAGAAAGGTGTTTCATAGATTATGCTCGAAACATGCGAGAGATGTTCGGCTAGAAACAGCCCTTGAAGTGGTATCTATGGCCGCATCGCATATTGTGATTCCTGCTATTTTCTACAATACGGGGTATTACGGGGTATTCTTCTCGTATTTTCTTCTCATGGTTACGAATTTCTGGAATTTCGTTTATTTGTTCGGCCACTTCTCTCTCTCGCATTCATACACCAGCGTTGTTCCTGAGAACAAACATCTTCTCTGGTTCGAATATGCTATCGACCATACCGTTAATATATCTACAAAGTCGGCTCTCGTGACATGGATTATGGGGTATCTCAATTATCAAATCGAGCATCATCTCTTTCCGTCGATGCCACAATATAAAAATGCGTTGGCTGCGCCTTATGTGCGTTCTTTTTGCGAGAAATGGGCACCCCACCTGAAATATGTGGAGCATTCTTATATAGAAGCATGGCGATTGATGTTATCCAATCTAAATCAAGTTGGGAAACATTATTATACGAACGGCATTCAATTCGCGGGTGATAAACCTGAAAGTGAAGCGGCACACCGCCACGCTCACGCCGATTAGAATCCGGGTGTATCTACGAATACCGCAGGCATGCTTCCGCCGCCGCCGCCGCCGCCGCCACCGCCAACGCCAACGCCAACGCCGATATTCTCAAACTGGCTCAATATAAACACTGCTAATACCGCAGAAATACAGACCACGATAGAATCGCGAACAAGAACCTTCACCGGTTTTTGGTTTTCTGGTTCGGTAAAACGCATTTCTATGAACTTCATTAAAAAATATACGACCGAAACGGCGACGCCGACGACAACTAGTTTGGTCGAATTAAACATGAATCCAGTGCTTTTATGAATGTATATAATTCTGTATAGACGTATATACATACAATTTCACTTATTTATTGATTTTTATACGCAGGCACCACCGGTCGTCGTGACTGGACGTTATGTCTGGAATGCTAGCATGACCGGTGGATAACAAATGTACATAATCCCGCCAGCGATTGCTAAAAACGCGAATGAAAAAATGAAAATCAGCAAATCGATGAAGAATATATTATTATAGAATTTACCCTCTTCTTCGTTATCTTCTTCGCTCATGGGGACGGACGTGCGTCGTTACTATATACAGATGTGTGTATTATTTTTGACAAGTTATACACAAATGCCGGCACTTGGTATATTTGAATAATTCCTAAATTCGCACAACATCTTATAAATTTGGTCATTCGTATATGTAAACTCACATTAGTATTCTAATAGTCCTTATATATTAAGCCATTCTTAATGAATTTTATCTCTGTCATTTCGTCTTGAAAGGGTATCGCACTTGAATATATTTGAAAGGTTTTGTCCCAATCCAAAAATAATACTTTAACTGTGCCGTTAGATACTTGACTAGTTATTCCTGTTATTATTGGAATCGGTGTAAAATTATAATCTCCGGCATATTCACTAATTGGGGGTAATGCAAGGTGCTCGACGCTTAATTTATAAATTAGGTTTTCATGTATTTGATTCCAATCAAAATCGGTTGGTTTTCCTTTTGGGTTAGAAACATTTGTAAAGGTAATTGAAGGACACGACCCTGAATTTTCATTATTACTTTCATCATCATCGAGAAAATATCCGTATTCTTTACCGACACCCTTTCTTTCGTCTATAATTTGCCTAATTACTTCATATTTTGTTTTGCCATGAAAATTATGGGACGGATTTGTGGGATTCTCAGGATTTACACTTTTGTCAGTATGTACGCATAATACATCTTCAAAATACCGTTGTAACTTCATGAGTTGTAATGTTCTTATAATACCAATTTTGTTGCCGCTTGTAAGAATATATACAGGAACATTGTTAGTATCACACAGCCTCAAAAGGCCTAACCAAGCTTCCATTTGAAGTTCAGTTCCAAATGTAAATAAGTTAAGTACTAGTGAATTATTAGGATTGGCGAATCTAACAACGGAACTAATCCCAATTTGGGCACAATTCTTAATAAGACCACTCCCACCTTTCATAATGATTCTTCGACTTTTACGCTTACGTAATGACAAATACTTACGTCGCTTATTGACACGGCGTGTTTTCCGCATTTATTATGTTATAATAAAAATAAAATAATAAAATGTCATCTACTATATTCTAAGACAACACTACGCCAGTATCTCGATATCGTCTAAAAGTGGCGGTGCGTTGAGTTCTTGGACATCATTCAATGTATGGATATCCATCGTGTCTAAACGAATATCGCCGCCAATATTCAAACGACCGCCGCCATTGTCATCGTCATCGTCGTCGTCGGCATCATCAGCGTGATTGTTGTTCATATATTCGTTCTTTCTCTCGCTCGCATCTGTTTCAAAGGTTCGCACATCATTCTCGCCGAACGAAATGCCGCTGCTGCTGCTGCTGATGCTACTCTGCGGTGGCGGCGGCGGGGTTGTGCCGTTTAATTCGCCTACAAAATCAAGTTGACCAATCGTATTATGATTGTCGTTTGTGCTACCACCGGCATCGGCAGCATCGCCCTCGTCTCCTTCCCCGCTTACCCTCTCTCGGTGACGTCTTCGCCGCGTGCTTCCATGATGTGCTCGGCGTCTTGCCGAGAGATTGGCGCCTTCTTCCGATATAATAGGTTCCTGATTAATCACCTCCTCGTTCTCCGTCACTTCGACGACATCCTCAATCGTATCCTCTAAATACATCTTGATTAATTCTTCTACTGGAATATTATCCCGAATCGTGTTATAAATACACTCCTTGACGATAATCTCGAACTCGCGGTTATTTCGCTGGGTATGAAGCGGCTGGATACCCTTCTCGAAAATATATACATTTGAATACACCTTTCGTGCAGTATTCACGTAAATCTTATGGATGAAGTCGGACAACTGCGGAATTTTAATATCCACCTTCTTCTGTTTGTTTCCAACTCGCATGACGGTCATACATTTCAGGTGAATAATATGGACACATGTAATCAAATCTTCTAAATATCCACACGTGCTGCGTTCCTTAATTCGCGCGGTTTCATCCTTGATGATGTTTGGGTTCCATTTGGGCACACGCGAGAGAAGATTCTGGAATGTCATTAAATATTTGTCCTGCTCCTTATTCCCGACGCAAAGTTTAACAGATTCGTCAAAAATAGAGCGAATACCCTCTTGAATGAGTGGCGTCAAAATATTAACGAGTCGAGATGCCCATTCGTTTTTGGACTCGTAAAGCGAGGTAACAGAGTAATCATCCATCGCGGAATGTAAATATAACGTAAGGTATTACATAAATGAAATATTTTCTAAACTCAACTTACAACGAAATACAATAAAGTGGAGAAAATAAAGCATGAGAAGTTTTTCATTTCGAAACTCTTTCCGCACTTTATCAAACATGATGAGCAGTTCGTATCGTCGCATATCGTGGATGTCGGGGTGGGTATGAATAAAATCAATGACATCCAATCCGCAATATCCTTGTTCGTATAATGATACAGACAAATCCATGATTTTTTCATAATCTTTACAAGATGGTGGGGCGTTGTCCTCGCAAGAATCCGCTGCCGCCGCCGTCCCCGATGACCGTAAGTAACTCGGGTGTATCGTTATCAATTCATCCAGCGATTGGTCTCTCGACTTGTTAATTTTATGCGTGTCGCAGGCCTTATCCGCAAGCCAACTATGTAGGTTTATCGTCTCTGTCCCTGCCGACGACCCCGCC